GCTCAAATGCAACGACCTTGCTGATCTGTTGCGCGAACGTTGTCGCAATGTTCGAACCGAACAACACGGCCTTCGAACCGACGGCAGCGCCGTCGGGCAGGTTGTTCGACTTGTAAACACTGAACCCGGCAACGGATCCAACCGAACCGGATGCACGGACACCGGCACCGGCCTGATCGCCCGCCGAAATGAAACGCTCGTCCTGAAGAAGCAGGCCGTGAATTTCGGGGGTCACAACTACCCAACGACCCTGATCGGGCACGTCGTTCTCGTCCAACGCGACGGACGCGTCGACAAGGAGCGGGTAAAGTTCGCTGGCGGCTGACACGGTGGTCGCGGCATCTTGCGCGGTGCCGTCGGTGTGCATTTCGCCAAACAGGAACGTATCGGTCGCCTTGGCTAGGCCGAAGGCGGCGCGGCTAGTGGCCTCGGCCATTAGGGCTCCACCGGAAACGGCCTGGGCGGCGTCTACGTCGTCGAGTTCGAATGCGAAATATTTCGCCTGGTCGATGACGAGGGCAAGGGTGCCGTCGTCGATATCTTCGACGGTGATGTCCGCGCCGGTGTAGGAACCGATAGTCGGGTCTACGATGGTTGTAATATTGACAGTATCGCCCTTGGTGGCGATATCGCCCTGGTAGTTGGTATTTACCAGGCCGGATGCCACAAGATTCTCGGTAAGCGTGCTTTGGATAGCCGCCGACCAAATCTGGGGCACGAAGTTAGTGATAGCCATGAGGCCAATCTCCTTCTAATGTGTTTGGATAGTTACTTAATGCCTAACACGTTATCGAGTCGCCCGTCTTTTCGTGCGGCCTCAATCTCCGACGCGGACATGTTGCCCAGGTCGGCCTGTGTTAGTTGTGCGGCGGACCCAGGCTTCGCGCCCTGCGCGGGATCCGGTGCGGGTGTTCGTGGTTCCGTCTTGGCTGCCGTCGCGGCGGCTAGACGTTCGGCCTGTTCCCGCATACCGTCCACATCGGACGCGGTTAGGAAGTCGGCCATATTAGGATCGAGACCCGTCTCCGACAGGACCTTCAAACGATCAAGTTCCTGCGTCGCCGTCGCGGCTTCGCTTTTGAACTTGTCCACGGCATCAAGTGCCTTTTGAAGTTCGGACTTTTCTGCGTCTTCGATCTCTTGAAGTTTGGCCTCGAACTCGGAGATTTTTTTCTCCGCAGCCTTACGCGCATCGCGTTCGGCTTTCAGGGCCTTTATGCCACCTTCGCCCAAAGCGTCGGGGGCATCGTTTTCAGTTGTAACCGCGTCGGTGTTCGGGGACGCTATAGCGGTCTCCGTGCCTTCGTCGGCGGGGGCGGTAGTCTGCTCTTCTGACATGTTCCCGTTTCTTTCTAATTCGCACCGTCGCGGTGCAACCGGCCCGCCGTCGTGGCGGTCGGTGGTCTATAGGGCCCTTGAGCCGCCGTCGATCTGCGCCCGTGTAGGCATGTCGACGGTTGGCGATTCCGTAACGAAACCGCGCTCTTGCATTAAGTTTACTGCGTCCCCCTTGTTGTCCGCGTCGACCATGACGGTCTTCTTTAGCGAATCGCGACCGCCCGTTCCCGTGACCGAGTTAGGCGCTAAATCCAGTGCGTACAATCCACCGGGCCCCGAACCGTCGTCGGTCTTCAACGGCGAACCCGGTCGCCCCGAACGAGGAATCTTCGGCAACGTCGAGTTAATTTTGCGACTAAAGTCCGTACCGCCTTCGGCGCTGTCGATCAATTTCGCGTTAGCAACCGAACCCGCCGATTTCACCTTCGCCGCATCGTCTAGGCTATCCCAATACTTGCGCGGCGAGATCTCTTTCGGCGGCGTCCAATCGTCACCCTTCGGAAGTTCCGATACATGCATGAACCCGCAATCGCAGCCCGGATGGCGACGCCAAGCGATATTCCGATAACGTCGGCCCGCTAACAAAATACACCGGGAACAGTTCGACGCGCCCCGCAGGACGTAAACGTACTGCCGCGGTGATTCGCCGGACCAGTGGCCCGCCATGTGCGCGTTGTAATAAGACTGCTGAACTTCGTTCGACACGTCCCGCTTAATTATCCCGCGAACTTGTTGCGCCGCCGCCGCCGGATCCGTGCCAATACCCAAACGACTCCGGTAGTTCCCGCGGTACGAGCGTAGCAACGCGGCAATTGAAAACCCTGCCGCCGTAGAACCGGCGAAACCCGTCGGGTTCGGCTTCAATTGATCCGCCCAGCCAGACCATTGCTGAATCTTGGCGGTCTTATTCATCGCGTCTAACGCAATGGTCGCCGAGGCTAATTGCGCGAACGCTAGCGAACGCTCCATCTGCGGCGAATCGATGGCGTTGTTATCCCAGGCCCGCATCGCCGTCGCCGTCGTGAACGCGGCAAGGGCAAACATCCGCCGCGAATCCAAACGGGCCTCGCGGGCCGATAGTTCTATCTGCCTATTCGACAGGGGCATCGTCGGCCCCATCTTCTAACGCGGCGGGCTCATCCGCGGCAGCCTGATCGGTCATGAACGCGCCGAATCCGCCGGTCGACAACATCTGAGCTTGTTTCTCATCTTCGGCTTCCATAATCTCAATCTCTTCGGCGGAATAACCTAGATCGATACGGGCCTGGTTCAGCGGGATAATGCCCGACGCGTGCAGTTTGGTAACCGCGTCGGCCTGCTGGGCCTGCGTCGGCGTTCCCGCGTCGACCCAGTCCGTTTCGATGCGGCTAGCGTTGTCCGGTAACGTCCCCTGGCCGATCAATAGAACCAACCGGGCCACTTGTTCCCAGGCCGCGCCAAACGACCGCTGACGACGTTCTGACCGCTTTACTAGGCGTGATTCCGACGAACGGATCGCATCAGCCGAGGCCGGGTTGACCGTGTTTTGACCAAGGAAGTATGGCGGCAACCCGGCAACGGATGAAACCATCTGCGCCAAGTTATCAATCGCCGAGATGAAGTTTTGCAAAGATGCTTCTTGAAATTGACCAACCGTGACCTCGGACGGCAACCCGTCGATGGCCCACAACCGACCGGCCAACCGGGAAAGTTCCGAAACGGGACGACCTTCTTCGTCCGTTGCATCGTCTTCACCTAACCCGATGATGTAACGACGCGGCAAAGCGTGAAACTCCGCGGACACCATGAGGTCGGTTGCCAACTTCGTCGCCGCGTCGGATATGTCGACAATGTCGGCAAGTTCGGACGTGCCCTGCTGGTCTAGGATCCCGCCGCGGTTCGTAAGTTGAACAACCGGCACGACGCCAAGGTTATGGATATCTTCGCCGATAACATCGAACGACGTCGTCGGCACGTTGTAATCGGTAACGACGGGATAGGCGGGGCCTTCCTGCACCCGCGCACCCCGTAGCCAAACGGTTCGATCCGGTAAGTACAATGTTGCCATCTCGGTACCGTCGGCCTCGCGCCACATCTTGATCGCGCTAGTGATCTCACGGGTACGCGGATCGTGCGCGGCGAAGACCTGCTTCGGCGACTCGATAGTAACCAACGGGTAACCATCGGGGCCGTCCGACCCAACGATAACGTAGGCGCGGCCATTAACCAGCGCAGTTTGGTGGGCTATCTGACTAGCCTCGTCCATTTGGTTCGACTTCCACGATTCCCAAACGTACTCGACCTCCTCGCCATCTAGACGAAAACCATCGACGTCCAGGCGTTCGTCAATAGCGTCGACAACGGTACGCGGCCAGTTCAACACGACGGCCTTAACGCGGCCTTCAAGTTCCCGTTCGAGTTCCGGTGCCAAATAGGCTAGACCCTGATCGCCCGCGTAGTACGCCGACCATTTGTTCACATCGGCCTGCGCCGTAATCAGCGCGCGGCGCAAATCGTCGACTAGTCCGTCGTATTGTGACGCCATCATAATCCTTATCTGTAAACCCGCAACTTGCCCTTACGGCGCGGCTTATGTAACCCCGCGGCAATGGCATCCGCCGCGGCCTCGTGTGCTAGTGTGTCCGCGATTGCGGAGTCGATCTTTTGCTGTCGGTCTGGTTTGCCAACGACCACGCCGCCAGCCCGCCGTTGTTTGGCTGCGGCCATAATGTGGCGGGTCGTGATGTCGCAGCCGTCATGTGTGAACGATTCCCGGGCGATATCCGTCCGCAACCGCTCCAACGAACCCGCCATCGGACGAGTTCGATACGTTGGCCACCCTAACACGACCTTCTCGCCATAACGTCGGGCGAAATCTTCGAGTTCGGATTGCCACATGTGCGGATCCGCGTAGAACTTGACGACGCGGTATTCCTCGAATAGATGTTCAATTGCGCCGTTTACTTCATACCGCGGCATTTCCCCGTCGTGATCCGCCGGGTTCCAAATAGTCGGCTTCCCGTGAAAGGTCGGCGTGAAACCGTGAACGTTCCCCTCCTCGTCAATATAACGCGCCCGCAGCGCCGTCCAGTCGTCCGTTTGTGAACCGTCGAACCCTAACGCTATAGTTGCGCCCTTTGGGACAACGACATCGGCGCGCGCCGTAGCGTTCCACGCCTCCGCGTCGAAGAAAGCGTCCGAGGACGCCACAATGCGATTCAGATAGAACCGCTCGGCCTGCTGCGCGTCGCCGATTTCGATAAGTTCAACAATTTCTTGGTCGATGCGCTCTAGATCCACCCAGCCGCCGCGTTCGACGGCGCTATCGCCATACGCAACCTTTAGGGCCTTCATCCGGTCCCGTTTGTTGTTAATCGAACCCGGTGCCGCGGGCGGGAAGTCCACCAAAAGGCCCGGGGCCTTCGATTCGAACGTCCGCTGCGCGTCGCTCTGCTCCGCT